CGCCATAGTACTCATGGGTGTATTTGAAGGAATCGGAGTTGAAGACCCTGGTGTATACGTTTGTGATGGCACTTTGGTAGACATGGGGGTTGGACGCGCAGTCGCCGGATTTTGTATTCCTAAAGGTGTGGGAGTATAAACTCCCGTTGATGAAGGTGTGGGTGTAAAAGGGGTAGGTGTCATTTTTTTAGGTGCTGAAGTTACTAAAGCAGATAATGTGGGGGTCATGGTAGAAGGAACGGAAGGAGGTGTTGAAACAATTTCTTTTGGTTTTAGAGGCATTTGGGATTGGTTACCTGACCATTCGTCCGTACCGTTTATTTCATTATAAGGTCCTTCATCATTGGTGGACCAATTGGATTCTGTCACCGATTTTTTTGACATTCTTATTGTATATCTACGTAAAATATCTTACGCTTGAACATTTGTACGGGGAGGGCGACGCTTCTTGGAAACGGTAGTGTATCCCAATAACGATTCACCGGTATTGGATTCCGGTGCTTGTGCTGGTTTATTACGGGTATTTTTCGTAATTTCATTTTTTTTTGATGGTTTATTTGCAGGTGGTCCATTTTGTGGTTCACGTGGTTGAAATCCAATAGGAGCAACAATACGACGACTTTCACACATAATTGGTCCACCTTTGATCCCACTCACATTCATAGCCTGAAATTCATGACCATTGTTCGCTTTAACAAGTGTAAAATCTACATATTCACCTTGAACTAAATATTTATATTGTGAATTGGAAACACGAATAGAAGAATAATGGACAAAAATATCCTTTTCTTTGTATTCACCTTCTTCACAAACTGTAATAAACCCAAATCCGGCTTTATTATTAAACCACTTGACAGTTCCTGTCAAACGTTCAGTAATCACAGTGTAATCTGTGGAAGGTTCATTAGAAGGTTGGTTTTCGTTGTTTTCGGTAGACATGTTAAGTGGTGGTGATAAATAAACTGGTTTTACGTACCAATATAGCCTATTTATGCTAGTATCTTTATACCTCTTTTGTATATATAGCAGAATACCAGCACTAAATGAACAAATAATCGGGTGTTTCATCATATTTCAATCTCATACAACGTTCCATATATGATGCCAACAAAGAGTCCATGATCACATATTCACGTTTGATTTGTTCGCGTTGTTTGTTGGTGGTGATTCCTTCCCAAGGTAGATGTCCTTCCAACAACATATACAAATATACATATCCCAATTGTATACAATCATCCCGACGTGATAGTTTTATACCTTGATGTGTGTATATGGATGCATACAGGGGTGAACCCGTTATTTCCTCCGTACGAATGATATTTTCAGGTATATGATTTCCTGTGATACCATCTATGTAAAAAGTTGCCAATCCAAAATCAATCAATTGTATCTGAATATCTGTCGTATCTGGCGGATAATGTAATACAATATTTTCAGGTTTGATATCCCGATGGATCACATACTTTTCATGGATTTGTTGTAATATGGACAACATATTTTGCATGAAATTTGGTAAATGGATGTTTCGTATATGATTCTTCAAAGAACCACCATTGAACCAGGTCATCGCCATACATTGTGATGTAGTTGGTATACGTAATGAATTCTCACCCACATTTCCAAACCAAAATATATGAGGTATAGGTAATCGGGGTAGACGTTGGGTCAGATAATTTATTATCTTGGCTTCGTGACGTAACAATCCATATTCACTGGTATCTATTTTGATTGCCACTTTTTGATGTTTTGCGTTTTCTGCGATATAGACATTACCAAAATGTCCATTGCCGATTTTTTCCAACAATGAATATCTAGATTGCAGGTTCATTCCATACAAATTATGTAAAGAATTTGTACGTATACTATTATATGGTTTTGGTATGAAAAACGATGAATTCGCAGAAATATGGAAAAATACCTGTTCCGATCCGGATGTACAATCCAACCTTGATATCGCACAAATGTTGGAATCATGTGCGGATGAATCCATATCATCATTGAAAGAAATCGCCCAACAAACCTTTCACGCATTGCAATCGTTACAGTTAGACAAAGACACTCTCCAAGATTATTGTCAACGTTTGGTAGAATATCGTCTAATTGATTCCATTGACCAATTGTCGTGTGGAAAATACATTCGTTGGATACGTTTTACACCTTATCAGGACTCTGAAAAAAATGATACGATGCCTCCACTACGTCCACATTGGGGTCTACTCGCAAATGGCGGTATGTTGTCCGATATCAAATTTTTAGAAAATGGTGTGTTTTTATCGGCATTAGCCCCCGGAACAAGATTCCCACGGAAAATCAAATATGACAACTATCTGATTTTTCAAAAAATGACCGAAAACGAAATACTAATTTTTGGTATATGTGATGGTTCAAGCAAGTGAACCCATAATTCCTGTAGAACCAAACCCTCCCGAACCACGTTCCGTCGTGGACAAATCATCCACACTACCTACTAAATCTACCAAGATAGGACACGCCAATGGATGGGATAATTGAAACAAACGTGTGAATGGCTCAATCACATAATTATCATCCGAAAGATTACGTACTGGAGCCATGATTTCACCGCGATATCCCATATCAATCAATCCCACATGATTGGATTGCAAAAGGGGGGTATTGGACAAAGATGAACGTGGCAACAAATAGTATGCAGTAGATTCTAAATGGTGATCCTGGGAATAACACGTATACATTTCGGCTTTAATCGCGAATTTAAGTTTTTCTGAAATAATATCCGGAAATAAGGACGTTTTATGAGCAACAAATACATCCATTCCAGAATTTGGATACGAATGATTGAGGGTATGCGAATTATGTGTTTTAATATGTTCAATATATGATTCTTGTAATCCAGGAATGGAAGGGTCTACCCATAATTTTAAAATGGCAATGGTTCGGAATTTTTTGGACAAGGTGACCACACTGGACAACAAACCGATGGAAATATTCGTGGAGAATTCTGTCATATCTAGATAGAGTTGGCATTCGTTTTATATTCTTTCCAGGAAATCAATTTTTCTGAAGATGCTACTTTTTTGGTTTCTTGGTCATCAACCGCTACCTTTTTGTGTTTTTTGTCTAAATTTTCGCCATGACGTACCGCCGAATCCAAATACAATTCTTTCAACACTTTTCCTACCAGTACCGAACCTTCGTGTTGATCCACTTTTTCTTCTTCAATCCCTTTTAAAATATGCAACAACCGTGACATGATCTCATAGTTAATTTCGTCGTTGATTACTTTACGAAAAATATCCGGATAATTCGTGTATAAAAAATGACCGACAACTTTGGCTTCCAATTCAAATCTATCGGGATTTTGCTCATATTCTTCTGGACTCCTACGTAGTCCTTCAGAATATGCGTGGTTATCCTCCACTACGCTACGGATACCACATCCATATAGTTTCATATTTGTTTTTTTATGGGCGATGATTTCCATAATGTCCTTTTGAATTTTGGAACTATGTTTCACTTTGCGTATATGATCGGTATTATTATCACAATCACTGGTTTTTAACAGCCGTTTTAAATCCAATTTTTCTTGGGGAGAAATGTACAAATCGGTAAATTCCATTGTATACTATATTATTACTTATGTCTAAATTAGTTTACATCAGACGAAACTAGACCCCAATGCTACCGTTCTACGAACGTCCACATTGGGGTCTTATGTATCAGAATACGTAGATTTCATAAATTTGATATTGTAAGGATACAATATAGGTTGTAACATTGAAAATATGAATGAAAATGAAAAAAATCCGGACACAAATGTTTCTACAGAACCCACAGAACCCATGAATCCGCCTCCACCGATTGAAAACGATGAAGTGTACGAATCATCTCCAATCGCCCCTGAAGATGAAGATGATGATGAATATACTGAAATCACGGGGGAAGAATTTTATCCAATGTATTTGATTGTACCTACTGGTTATTCTAGTTTGACATCCGTTTTGATCGTTCTGTTCGTTTTTTGTATTTATTTGGCATTGATCGGATATATGACGTCTTATCGTCTTAAATTCGTACCAAATTATTACATGCTATGGGATTTTATGGTGGGTATGAATAATAAAAAATACAGTGATGAATTTGCAACTTATATCAAAACCGTTATGGCATACTCCACTGTAGATTTACAATCCAATCCCACAAAAACCGATTCGTTTGTAGGGGGGCGTGAAATGTTTACAAATTCTGTAGATATGAATCCAATCGGAGAAAAAATAGAAACACCTTCTTTAGGAACACGTATGTATGCGTTTTTGAAATCTGTCCTAGAACACATTTCCATAATATGGAATCAAATGATGATTTCTTCCTTTGTTCGTGGTAAAAAAGTCAAAGTATCACGTATATAATTCATGATGTACATCTCCGATATATCTTATATGTTTGTCGTAAGAAGTAATATATGAATAATAAAAATTTACATTTTGCACGACCCATTAATTATATTACGTGTTGTTGGGATGCCGTATTACTTTTTATGATTTTGTTGTTTTTTATAGGAATTCTGTTGATTTGTTTAAATTTACTCGTATATAGTCAATATTACGAACATAATACACATTGTTATCCTGTCATGTATTTTTTTGGTCAAAAAGAGGGTTGTCGTCAAACCATTAGTTCCTATGCACAAGTACATGCCATGAAACAACAATTCAGTACCAAGCCGATAGATACTCGTCATTTGATTACCCAAAGACCCAAAAGAGATGCGTGCGGAAAACCAGAACAATTTGATAATTATCAAAATGTCGGAATGTTTTATTCGTTACAATCTGGGTTTAGCCAATTTTGGGATGGTTATTTGAATATATTGGAATATTTCATCAAAACCGTCAAAGATATTAATTACAAGTTGTTTGTTGAATTTTTGTACCCTATTTTTGGAAATTTGACCCTAATGTGGACGTCATGAGTCCTCGGCAAGCAGAGCTTGCCAGGACTCCGTTGTTGCAAGCTTCGCCAAGTAATTCGCAATGCGAATTACCGGTTGCCACCTTCGGTTGCCACCTTCG